TCAGAACGGCACCTCGCTCCCAGCGGCGATGCGCGACATCTCGGCGCCGTAACCTTCCAGCACCTCCTCAATCAGGGCGGTGACATCGGTTTCGGTGAGATCGCGCAGCCGCTTGTCCCATCCGATCAGGTCCATCGTCTGGCCCAGCCGCTTCATCACCAGTGCAATGGCGAGGCGTTCTTCATCGGTCGTTCCCTGCATGGTCAGTCCTTTCCGGTGGCGAGCCGCGAAGAACGCCTGGCAGTGCATCGAGCAGAACCAGCGGTGTTCGCGAGGGCGGGGTTTGTAGGGGTTGAAGAAGCCGAAGCCGCGCGCGGGGCGCAGACAGACGGCGCAGGGCTTGAGGCGCGGGTGCCAGAGCCGAATACGCTCCGGGCAATCCGCAGGCGCTGCGGGCGGGGATGGGACTTGCGCGACATGACTCACGCCGCCATCCGCTCGGGCTCGGCCGCCGTGACGAGGCGCCGGATGTCGCGCTTGTTGAACTGGAACGAGATCAGCGCGGATGCGCGATAGCGCGTCAGGCCGTAATCGCGCCGGAACTCGGGCGGCAGGCAGTTCAACTGCTTTTCCGTCGCATCCTGCTTCAGCCAGCCCTTCGACTTGAAGGCGCTCTCGTCGGTCTCATGGGTGTTCAGCCAGTCGTCGGCCTGCGCGAGACAGACGATACGCTCGCCCACGCTCAGGAGCCGCGTCGCCTTGCCCTTGGCGCCTCCGACCGCGTGCCAGCGGCCCTCGAGGAAGAACACGCCGCCCCAGGCGTGAAAGCCGTTGGCCATCAGCGCCGCGTCGTCGCCGAACAGGTCCACCCACGCGAAACTCGATCGCTCGAGAAGATCGAGCTCGGTCATGACGAAGCTGTCGATTGGCTCCGCGCCTTCGCGCGGCAGCTCGCACCCGCAGATCGGGCATTCGGTGACCGCGATCGGGATCTCGGCCTTGCATTCGGGGCAGAGTTTCGTCGGGGCTTCCCCCGGCGTCGGAATGCGCCCGTCGAGATCGACATCCTGTTCCAGCGTGCCGTGCGTGAGGCTCGACGTCCCGAAATCCAGCACGATGCAGTCGGTCTTGACGATGCCAGGATGTTCCTCGGGATCGACGGTGCGCAGGCCGCGCCCGACCATCTGGATCATGGTGGACTTGTAGGAACTGGGCCGCAGCAGCACGACGCAGGAGGTGGGCGGATGGTCCCAGCCCTCGGTCAGCACCGCCACGTTGACGACAACATGGATGTCCCCCGCGGCGTAGTCGGCGAGGATCGCCTTGCGGGTCTCGGCCGCCAGATCGCCGTGGATCAGCGCGGCGGAAACGCCCGCCGCCCTGAACGCCTCGGTGACGTGTTCGGCATGCGCGACAGTGGAGCAGAACACCACGGACTGCCGGTCGCCTGCCTTCTCCTTCCAGTGCCGGATCACCTCGTCGGTGACGGGCGCGCGGTCCATGATGCCCGCCACCTCCGCCATGTCGAAATCCGACATGGTCTTGCGGACCGAGCGCAACTCGTCCTGCACGCCCACATCGATGACGAAGGTGCGCGGCGGCACCAAGTGGCCCGAGGCGATCAGCTCGCCCAGCCGCACCTGGTCGGCGACATTGTCGAAGACATCACGCAGCCCCTTCCTGTCGCCCCGGTTCGGGGTGGCCGTGACCCCGAAGATCCGGGCGTCGGGATTGGCCTCGCGCACCCGGTCGATGATGCGGCGATAGCTGTCGGCGACGGCATGGTGCGCCTCGTCGACAACCAGCAGGTCGAGGCGTGGCATGTCGGCAAGGTTCGAAGCCCGCGCCAGCGTCGGCACCATGGCGAAGGCGACCTGGCCGTTCCAGGATTTCTCGGTGGCGTCGATCACCGAGGTAGCGATGCCCGGCACCACGCGCTGGAACTTGGCGCGGTTCTGCACCGTCAGCTCGTCGCGATGCGCCAGCACGCAGGCCTTCGCGCCGTCGCCGATCATCTCGCCGGTGACCGCCGAGAGCATGATGGTCTTGCCCGCACCGGTGGGCGCCACGCCCAGCGTGTTGCTGCGGGAGGCGAGCGCAGCCACGCTGCGCTCGACGAAGGTTTTCTGGCGGGGGCGGAGGCGCATGGCCGATCTCCCCCTTACTGCGCCCAGCTCGGCCGCCCGGCGAACCCGGGTGCGGACGCGGGCTGGCTGGGCTGATGTGCCGGTGCCGAAGGGGCGGTCTGCTGCGGGACATGCCCGGCTGCACCGTGTCCGCCGAACTGCAGCGGTGCCGTCCCCATGACCTGCGCGTAATCGCGATGGTCAGGCGTGACCGCGCTGCGGATCTCGTTCTTGTCGTCGCCGCTGGCGTCGGTGCCGATGTCGATGCGGGCGATGAACTCGATCCCGTCGAGATCGGCGAACCCGTTGATCCGCCGCGCCGCCTGCGCCTCGGCCGACATGTCCTTGTCGGAAATCCCGCGGGCCGAGTTCAACATTCCGCGCACGAGGCTGCGGCCCATGTTGGCCCAATCCGGCCCCTTCGGGCTGTAGAGCCCGATCAGGGTGAAGATCTTGCGCCGGGCATACTGACCCTCGGTCACCGTGAACTCGCCGTTGAGATACACCGCGCCGGTCGAGCCGCGCGTGGCATAGCCGCCGGTCCAGCCCTGCGAGGCATCATCGAAGCCCCCCGGACGGATCGTAAGACGCACCTTGGCCAGCGTGCCCTTTGGGATCAGGTTGGTGTTGCTCTGCGCGTCGTTGAAATCGTTCCAGGAACCCATGGGGAACCTCCTTTTCTGATCAGGTTTGCGGTTGGGATTGGGCGTCAGCCGCCGGATCGGCGGGTGGCGGGGTGTAGGTCAGGCGCTTGGGCGCTGGCGCGACGGGGGCGCGGATCTTCGTCATCAGGCGGCCGAGATGAGGCTCCTCGACCTGATCCAGCCGACCGGAGCGGTCCTTGGCCGGAAAGCCCCAGGGGTTGATCGTGTGGCAGACGAAGGCGCGATAGGGATCGCCATCGGCCTTCAACTCCGCCATGGTGATCACCTCATCGACGATCCCCGGCAGCTCCAACCCGGTCTTCGAGCCGTCGATCTGCGGCTGGAACACCTTGCGATTGAAGTCGTCGAGCTTCTCGTCGAGGATCCCGACGAACCAGACGTTCTTCGCCCGCGTGTGCTGCAGATGCGTCAGCCATCCGATCATCTCGCGGCCGTGCAGCCCGTAGGCCCCGCGCACATCCGGCTTGCCGGTCTTCTCCGACAGCGCCTCGGGCTGGCCCTTGCACCAGCCGAAGCACAGCCGCCCCGCCACGGTGATCGAGTCCACGAAGATCGTGTCGTAGCGGTCGAGTGCTGCCGGATCGCCGAAGCGGTCGCAGACCGCCTTGTAATGCGCCGGGCTGTAGGGCTGCTCGTCGCGCAGCGCAGGGTTGGGCCCGCCGATGAACACCGCGAAATCCCGGCATTCCGTCCAGGTCCGCGGCCGGATGCTGTCCCCCGCCCAGCCCTCGATGGCGAGATCGCCCGCCTCGAGGTCCATGAACAGGGTGGTCGATGCGTTCAGGGTCCAGAGGAGCGAGGTCTTCCCGATGCCAGACTTGCCGAAGATGCAGCCCTTGATCCCACGCGGCTCCGCCAGCCGCTGGTCGGCGCTGATGATCGGGAGGCTCATTGATCGCCCCCCTGCGGGACGATCTCGATCTTCAGCGCGCCGGGCCGGACGGTGCGCGCGGGCTCGAAACCGGCGCGGATCGCATCGGGCCAGGCGGCGTATTTGCGCTCGGGCACCTTGAACGCGACATCGACATACTGCGCGGGATCGTCCCCGGCGGCGCGGATGCGCTCGACCATGGCAGCGAGACGATCCTGATCCCAATCGACCCGTTTCGGCAGATCGGCGACTACGGTGAAATCGCCGTCGTCGAAGCGGATCGTGCCGGTATTCTTACCCGCCGCCTGCCGTTCGTCGGCGGCGCGGGTGGCGTAGCGGACCGTCAGCGCGCCATCGAGGCGGGCCTTCGCGGCCTTGTCACGCTTGATGCGCTCCTCGACGTCGCGCTGCAGGCTTGCCAGCAGTTCGACGGGCAGCTGGGCGATGTCCTGCAGACCGAGGCCCGGCAGGTCGTCGACGGTGGGGGTGTTCGCGGGGGATGGCATGTAAGGGTCTCCATGGTCGGCAAAAAGGGATTGGAGGGCGGTCATCACGCGGCCTCCTGCTCAGCCAGCAGAAGCGCGGACAGCGAGACGGCTGCGGCCTTCGGTTTGGGGCGGGCGACGGCGATGTAGGCGAACTGGTCGGGGCCCGTGCGCTCCTGAACCAGGTGCACGAGGCCCTGTTCGGCGGCCCAGAAGGCGCGCGACCCGAGCCGTGCCAGTTCCGCGCGCTGCTGATCCGGCAACCGGGCGAACATCGGAAAGATGTCGAGAACCAGAAAGCCGCGATGGTATTCTAGCCGGTCGCCCGGCACGGCCTGCGCCACCCAGGCGCAGAACTCGATCTCGGTGAGCGGTCGGCGGGCGCGGACCGTGATGAAGGGGGTGGTGCCCATGAACATGATCTCCTCCTTTCGCCTCTACTCAGGCCGCCGCGAGATCGTCCCAGGCGGGACCGAGACCGTGGGCGGTGAGGACGTGACGGAGATCGGCGAGGCGGCGGTAGAGCGCGGACCGGCTGCCGAAGCCCTCGCCCGCGAGCGCGGTGACGGGGCGATGCGCCAGCGCCGCACAGAACCGGCGATCCTCGGCCGGGAGCCGCGCGAGCGCTGCCTGCAGGGCGTGGTGAAGCTCGGTGACAGCGGCGGTGCGGCAGGTCTGGCCGTGCCAGGCGGCGAGTCCGTCGTCCTCGGTCAGCGTGTCTCCGATCGGGTCTCGGGTCCCGGCCAGGGGCACTTCGAGCGAGAACAGCGACCCACCCTGTGCACGGCGCTGGCGGTGATGGCGCATCGCGATCCGCGAGGACTGGTTGCGCAGCACGATGTTGGCGAAGGCGCCGATGCTGCCGCGCGAGGCATCGTAGGCGGGCAAGCGGCGCAGCAGATCGACCAGGAGATCCTGGCCCAGATCCTCGCGCTCGCAGACCGGCAGGCACAGCTTGCGCCGAAGCCGTTGCGCCGCCGCATCGGCCTCGCGGATGATGGTTTCAATGTCGTCGGGGGAAAGTTCGATCTGCATCGCTGTGCGCCTCGGTCATCGTTTCTGATGAGCCCAAGGTGCCGGATGCGGTCGCCGCGCAGGTGGGAACGGGGTGGGAATAAGGTGGGGTTTTGGTGGGCGGGTCCATTGGCAAGGACTGGCCAAACCGACCAAAATCAATCTATTTGCTCAGAAATCGGCACAGACCACAGTAGATATCGACGGCGGTTCTCTAAAATGTTTGGCGGGACGTCGACTTCGTCGGCCCGATCCGAAAATTTGCGGGCTGCCGTGTTAAAGAACGGACACTCTTGCTTCGCGCAGCGATCATTTGCAGGCGGCTGGCATGGTAGAGATAGTGCCTATTGGGAATTCAGATATGAGGCGGTCAACATGAAAGCACCCGGCGACGAGCAACCCACTGCTGGCGCTCTGCCTTTCGAGCCCCGTCGCCCTCCAATGTGCAGTTCCGAGATCGTGAAGCGGTTCCCGGGCGCCACCGAGGTGCAGGTCGACGCACTCGGCACGATCTGGGACGAAGTCGTTCACTACATCATCAACGAAATGCTGGAACTGTCATCCGATGACGCGGAGCCTCTACACATCAACATTCGTGAGGATATGGCGTTGGAACTTGCTCAGCTACTGCTGTGGCTGAGCGAGCGCGTCGTCGAACAACGTACCGAAGGTCGCGAGCTCTCGGATATCGATCCGGTGGCGGAGCGAAATGCCTGTCTTGGACTTGAAGGAGCCAAGACCATCACCGGCACTGCGCACCTCGTCTACGAGCGCATTTGGAAGCGCAAGATGGACGAGCGTTGGAAGCCGAAATCGGCCAAGGCAATCGAGCGCGAGAAAAACCCGCGCGCAGCGACCTTGGCTGTAAAGCCGGTCGGCAAGAACCACTTCATTCCGCGCTGGTTCATCCGTGATCTCTGGGCAATGGACGGCAAGGTGCTGCGTTGGCGCCACTCCGAGGCAGGATGGATGTCGGCGCCGCGCGGTTTTGGAGAGTGGGGTTATGGCAAGAACCTCTATAGTGATTGGCTAGAGGCCTATTTTTCGCTCCTCGAAGGGGATGCAAAGCGGCCCATCGAGATGCTACTCAACACTCAACCGCTCAATGGGCCGCAGCGCGAATCCTTTGTTGGATTCCTGATCGTCCAAATGCTCAGAAATCCCTCTTTCATTGAGGCCGTACAGCAGGGGATTGCCCCGGTAATCGCTCGCGAAGGATACGCCGATGATCCGACAATGGCCGTAAAGGCATTCGAGTCGATGTTCCGCAATAACGCCTTCTACGATCAAATTTCCCGACCGGTGATGTGGAGCCGTTGGGCGATCGTGAAGTCCATGACTCCGCTATTCGTTCTCCCTGACACGTTTGGAGCGCGAGCTGACGCGGGCGACGGGTTGCGCATGATTGTGCCGCTGACGCCTAATGCCTGTTTCGTAACACTGCCCGATCGCGAAGAGAAGAAGCGCGTGGTTCCGCATCATCTTCAGATCGACGAGACTCTCGGACGACGGATCACGGCAACCCTGATCCAATCGGCGCGCAAGGAATTCCTTTCACATCAGAAGTTTGTGCCCGACGAGACGCCCGCACTGACATTCGACGCACTTTTCGATGAAATCTCGCAAGCAGTCGCATCCAAGGACGATGATGAGCCATGATTTCCGGTTCAACCCTCGACCACGATCTCTGTTGCTGGAATTCCGAGCCGGTATCCCCGGTTGCGCACAGTCACGATCAGGGTCTTGCTCTCGGCATCGGTGAAGCCGGCAGCCTTAAACGCGTCGCGCAGCTCGCGGATCAGATCCTTGGCCTCGCGCGCCGTCGTGCCTTCGACATGGGATCCGGAGGCGACTTGATCGCGAGACAGCGCCTTTTCCAGCAGACGCTCGAACACGGGGAAAATTTGACGCGATAGAATGACGGAGCGACCGCCCCACTGAACCTCGGCCGTCGTTCTACGAACGCGCAGCACTTCCACCAGCGGGATCGGCGCCAATGCCGCGACGTCGATTGCGGCGCCGAGGCCATCCGAAGCAGGCATCAGCACCGCGAGGGTTTCGACCAGATGAAAGCCCGCATCGTGATGTCGCCGGGCAGTCTCTGCTGGCAACGCCGGTGCGAGGATCGTGATGTCCGAACCCTGCGCGGCCCGGCGCAACGAGGCGATGATGCCGCCGCCGGTCAGGGCTGCGGGCTCCAGCGCAAGAAACACCGCCCGACCCGATGGCGTGTCGCCGAGCCGCCAGACCTTCTCCGCCGCCAGTTTCGGGGCCGCGCTGAACCCTGCCGCCGCGCCGATCACAGATGCCAATGCCGCAGCCCCCATTCGGAACTCGCGCAAATCGTCCTCGGTGAGATCGACGTCGTGTCGGCGATCGAGCGGGCACTCGGCCCGAAATGCATCGCCGGCTTTCCGGATTGGCCGACAGGGGAGCCCGCAATCGCAGGCATCGCAGACGTCCCAATCGGAAAGCGGCGCCTGTTCGACGAGGACACGTTTCGCCAGCAGCCGGTCGAAGACCGGACCGAAGAACGGCGCGGCAAGCTCGCCGGGCAGGATCGCGTCGTCGCCAGCCTCACTCAGCCGCGTCAACAACCTCAAAATCGTCTCGGTCATTCATCAGCCCGTTCCGTTCGATCAGCTTCATCACCCGCGCCTCATGCTGGGTACGGCGGAACTGCACGACGCCCGGGGGCCGCAGCTTGACTGTGACCTGCGGCTGGCGCTTGCCGTCGCCCTTGAACAAGATCCGGAACACAAGCTCGCCCAGCCGCCATGCGCCGCCGAACGACACCGGTGTGCTGCCGAAATGCTGGAGTGCGTCTCCGCCCAAATCCCTCGAGCGCAGCGTGCGCACGACGCGGGGATACCCCTTCTTTCCGGGCGCCATCAGGTCGGCCGCCGCCTCGATGATCAGCACCTTGTCGATCAGTGGATCGTAGGCGGCGTCGAAGGCGAAGCCCGGTCCGGCCAGTTCGACCGGGCGCAGAGTATAGAGGTCCTGCGCATCGTCGCCGTCGAAGAAGCCGGGCCTGTCGAGGATGATCGAGGCAAAGAGTTCCGCGATCTCGGGCTGATGCGCCTTCCGGATGCGGGCCATTCGCAGCATGCCGGTGTTCTCGGAGTATCGCAGCACGGCGTGGGAAATCTGGCGCACGCTGATCACCCGTTCGACCTGGCCCTCGACGACCGGCATGGTCGAGACCATGGAGCCGTGGCTGACCACGAGGTTGATCTCGTCATCGTCGTCGTAGTCGCCGACCCGGCAGTAGTCCCCAAGAAAGGCGTCACGAAAGAGCGCGGCAACGGCAGTCCGGAACGCCTCGACCTTCTCCTCCGTCAGATCGATCGCGACGCCACGTTCCCGCCCGGCATATTCATGCAGGCGATCGGCGGTGAGCATCGCCATGTGGTCGGCGGCCGCGTCGAACAGGTCGGGATGCTCCAGAAAGACCCGGACGGCGATGTGCTTGGGATCATGCGCCTTGTTCGGCGCGTCCTCGTCGCCGGTCTTCATGTCGGGGAACAGATCGACGCCCTGACGGGAGGCCTGCGCCTGGATGATCTCTAGGCCGCGGGCATCGCCCAGTTCCGCGATGCGGTGCAGATCGCCGCGCAGCCCCTCGGGATAGCTGTCCTCGGCGCCGGTCAGCAGCTTCTCCAGGGCCTCGCGGGCGGCATCCTCCTCCTGGTCCAGCAGGTCGACGGAGAAGCCCTTGTACTTGCCCTCGTGCCGCGCCAGCAGCAGCTTCATCAGGGCGAGATCGATGGTCTTGATGAACCGGGGGTTCACGAACTTCTTCAAATTGCCGGCCACGACGAATCCCCTTTCCTGCAAAACCAGTGTTCTTGCTACGTTCTTCCGCGCGATTCTTCAACCTTTGCGGGATCGGCTGGGACGGTTTCCCACATCGACGAGTAGAGGCCAGAGGAGACGACCGCTCCGAGGCCCGCATGAAACGACCCAATCCGCTCCCGCCCGACCAGATGACGCCCGCAGAACGTCGCGCCGAGCTGTGCGGCCTGCTGGCGCTCGGGCTGGTTCGGTTGCGGATGCGGGATGGGAGCGAAGTATCTGACGATACTGGAGAACGTTGCCTACACTATCCGCCCGACCAATGCCGTCATGCAACTCCAACTCACCGGAGAAATGCATGAACAAGCCCGATCCCATCCCCGCGCGCCTGGCCGCGCTCAAGACCACGCCGACGCCCGACCTGAAGCAACAATGGCGCGACCTGTTCGAAAGCGAGCCGCCGCCGTTCAACCGGCGCTATCTGGAAAGCCGACTGGCATACCGCATCCAGGAACTCGCCTATGGCGGGCTAAAGCCCGAAGCGATACGGCGTCTGGAACGGCTGGGCGAGGAACTGGACGGCGGCGACAGGACGAAGCGCAGCATCCGCGCCGACCGCGACCGCCCGATCATCGGAACGCGGTTGCTGCGCGAGTGGCAGGGCGTAGAGCACGTGGTCACCGTCACCACCGACGGCTTTGAATGGCAGGGACGGCCCTACAAGTCGCTGTCGGCGATCGCCCGCGCCATAACCGGCACGCGCTGGAACGGGTGGGTGTTCTTCGGCCTCAAAAATCACAGGGGGCGGACGTGACGAAGCTGCCCGAAAAATCGAAGATCGTCCGCAAGCTGCGTTGCGCCGTCTACACCCGGAAATCCTCCGAGGAGGGGCTGGAGCAGGAATTCAACAGTCTGCATGCCCAGCGCGAAGCCTGCGAAGCCTACATCGCCAGCCAGCGCTCCGAGGGCTGGGTGCTCGTCCGCGATCAGTATGACGACGGCGGCATCTCTGGCGGGACGCTGGACCGCCCCGGCCTTCAGCGGCTGCTGGAGGACATCGAGGACGGGCTGGTCGACGTGGTCGTGGTCTACAAGATCGACCGTCTCAGTCGTTCGCTGGCAGATTTCGCCAAGCTGGTCGAGGTGTTCGACCGGAACGGCGTCACCTTCGTCTCGGTCACGCAGTCGTTCAACACGACCACCTCCATGGGAAGGCTGACGCTGAACATCCTGCTCAGCTTCGCCCAGTTCGAGCGCGAGGTCACGGCCGAACGCATCCGCGACAAGGTCGCCGCCAGTCGGAAGAAGGGCATGTGGATGGGCGGGGTGCCGCCCTACGGCTATCGGGTCGAGAACCGGAAGCTGGTGGTCGACAAAGAAACCGCTGCGCATGTGCGCTGGATCTTCGCCCGCTTCCTCGAGATCGGGTCCTGTACGGAGTTAACGCGAGAGGTCGGCGCACACGGCATCCGAACCCCGCGCGGGAACAGGATCGACAAGAAATACATCTATCGGATGCTCAGCAACCGCGCCTACATCGGCGAAGCGGTCCACAAGGGCGAAAGCTATCCCGGCGAGCACGACGCGATCATCGACCGCGAAGCGTGGGATCGCGTCCACGCCATCCTGCTGGAAAGCCCCCGCAAGCGTGCCGCCCGGACTCGCGCCGACACGCCCGCGCTGCTGAAGGGGCTGCTGTTCGGACCAGACGGCGCGGCCTTCTCGCCGACGCACACCCGCAAGGGCGACAGGCTCTACCGCTACTACGTCAGCCAGACGGTGCTGAAGCATGGCGCTGGGTCGTGCCCGGTCGGCCGCGTGCCTGCGGGGGAGATCGAGGCCGCCGTGATCGACCAGCTTCGCGCCGTCTTTCGCCAGCCCGAGATCGTGGCGGGCACGTTGAGAGCGGCTCGGGCGCATGACGAGGAGATCGCCGAGGCCGACGCACGGGCAGCGCTTCAGCAGCTCGACCCGCTGTGGGACGAACTCTTCCCTGCCGAGCAGGCACGCATCGTGGCGCTGCTGGTCGAGCGCGTGGACATTGGCATCGACGGCCTGAACGTCCGGCTGCGCGTGGATGGGCTCGGCAGCCTCGCGCGCGAGATGCTGGCCGGTGGCATCGAGGCGGGCGCATGACCCGCGGGGCTCCAATCCCCGACACGTTGACGGTGTACGTCCCATTCCGCATCGTGAAGCGCGGAGGACGCAAGGAGATGCAGGTACCCGCCGACACCCGCGCTCGCCGTCATCCGGACGACGCCTTGATCAAGGCGCTTGCGCGCGCCTTCCGCTGGAAGCGGATGCTCGAGTCGGGCGAGTTCGCCACCATCGCCGAACTTGCTGCCCGTGAGGCAATCCCGTCGACCTACATGGCGCGGGTCGTTCGGCTGACCCTGCTTGCGCCAGAATTAATCGAGGCCATCCTTGATGGGCGCCAGCCGAGGACACTGACGCTTCCAACGGTGATGAAGCCGTTCCCGATGGCATGGATGGAGCAGCGGACATTCCGGTAGGCTCAGCTGCCTTGACGGGGCGCACCTGCTCTGTTTCTCCTTGGCGCTGGAGGGGCACGGCCTCCGATGCCATTAGAATATAAACAAAATCCATGGTGATCATCGAAGCCACGCGATAAACCGAGGATTGAAAAGCAAGTAAGGTCAATCCCGGAATGAATCTGCAGGCTCACGATCAGCTCAAAAACCACATCTGGGAAATCGCGAACCGCCTGCGCGGTCCATATCGTCCGCCCCAGTATCGTCTCGTCATGTTGCCGATGGTCGTCCTGCGTCGGCTCGACAGTGTCCTTGAGCCGACAAAAGACGCTGTGCTCAAGGAGTACGACAAGCTCACCGCGCAGAACATGCCTGAGAGCGCGATGGAACGGCTGCTTGGTCGCGCCGCTGATCCTACCCGACAGCATCCTCTGTATAACACCAGCCCCTTCACGTTCAGGCGTCTACTAGGCGACGCCGAGAACATCGCGCCCAACCTCGTCGCCTACATCAACGGCTTCTCGCCTACGGCGCGCAGCATCTTCGAGCGGTTCAAGTTCACCGACCAGATCGAGAAGCTCGATGCTAGCAACCGGCTCTTCACCATCGTGAAGGCGATGGCCGATGTCGACCTGCACCCGGACCGCATCGACAACCTGCAGATGGGCTACCTGTTCGAGCACCTGGTGATGCGCTTCAACGAGCAGGCCAACGAGGAGGCCGGCGACCACTTCACCCCGCGCGAAGTCATCCGGCTGATGGCGAACCTGATCTATACCGGGGAGCAGGACGTCTACACGCCCGGGATCTACCGCACCATCTACGACCCCGCCTGCGGAACGGGCGGGATGCTCTCAGAATCCGAAAAGTTCATCCTCGCGCAGAACGAGAGCGCCAACCTCGCGCTCTTCGGACAGGAGTACAACGACGAGTCCTGGGCGATCTGCTGCTCGGACATGCTGATCAAAGACGAGGAGACCAGCAACATCGTCCTTGGCGACACGCTGGGCGATGGCAAGACCCGCGACGGCTTCGAGGGGGAGCGTTTTCACTACCTGCTGGCGAACCCGCCCTTCGGTGTGGAGTGGAAGGACCAGAAATCTGTCGTGGAGGCGGAGCACAAGCTCCACGGCTTCTCTGGTCGCTTCGGTGCCGGTCTACCGGCGATCAACGATGGTTCGTTCCTGTTTCTCCAACACATGATGTCGAAGATGCACGCCGCGCCTGACGATGGCGGCGAAGGCTCAAAGATTGCGATTGTGTTCAACGGCTCGCCGCTCTTCTCGGGCGACGCCGGGTCCGGGCCATCGAACATCCGCCGCTGGATCATCGAGAACGATCTTCTCGACGCCATCATCGCGCTCCCCGACCAGCTTTTCTACAACACCGGCATCTTCACCTACGTCTGGCTCGTCACCAACCGCAAGGCGCCCGAGCGGCGCGGAAAGGTGCAGCTGATCGACGGGACGCGGTTCTTCGAGCGGATGAAGAAGAGCCTCAACAACAAGCGCAACGAGATCACCGAAGACCAAATCCGACACCTTACCCGCATCTATGGCAACTATCGCGACGGCGAGACGGCGGAGGTCGTCATTGATCAGAAGACGGGCGAAACCGAGACACGCACCGTCTCGCGCATCTTCGAAAACCGGGAGTTCGGATTTCTCAAGGTGACGGTGGAGCGACCACTGCGGATGAACTTCGAGGCTTCGCCGGAACGGCTGGCCAAGCTCGACGACCAGACCCCCTTTGCCAACCTCGCCACCTCGAAAAAACGCAAGGACGAGGCCGCCGCGGCGCGCGAGATCGCGGAAGGCCAGAAGCAGCAGGAGGCGATCCGGGGAGTTCTCGCCACGCTCGAGGGCCGGGGGCCATACATGGACCGTGCGGTGTTCGACGCCGATCTGACAGCCGCCGCCAGGCGGGCTGGCGTGAAAATCGCTGCGCCAATCAAGAAGGCGATTTTTGCTGCCTTGGGCGAGCGCGACCCGGACGCCGTGATCTGTCGTGATGCCAAGGGGCGGCCAGAGCCCGACAGCGAGTTGCGCGATACAGAGAACATTCCGCTGCCCGAATGGGCCGACCTACCTCTGCAGATGCAGTTCGGGCCTGACAAACCGAACGACAAGCTTGTCGCGCAATACATGCCCTATATCGGTGAATACCTGGCCGCAGAGGTCCTGCCACACGTGCCGGATGCCTGGGTGGATTTCGACAAGACCAAGGTCGGCTACGAGATCCCGATCAACCGGCATTTCTACGTCTACAAGCCGCCCCGCCCGCTGGACGAGATCGAGGCCGACATCACCGGGCTCGAAGGCGAGATCGCCGGACTGCTTAAGGGGCTCGTGAAATGACAACCGTCCCCGATAAGGTGCAGCAGGCCTATGGGTCGATTCCCGCTGGATGGCGTTTGGAAAAACTGAAGTTCTATGCAGGCGTCCGGAACAGCAATGTCGACAAGACAATTTCGGACGATGAGGAGCCCGTTCAGCTCTGCAATTACACTGACGTGTATTACAATGATCGGATCACCCGTGATCTGGAGTTTATGCAAGGGTCCGCGACTGATTCCGAGATCGAGAAATTCCAGCTCAAGCGCGGCCAGGTGATCATCACCAAGGACAGCGAGGGCTGGGATGACATCGGCATTCCTGCACTTGTCACGGAGGACATGCCGGATGTGCTGTGCGGCTATCACCTGTCGGTTTTCGAACCCGGGCCCGATCTGGATGGCGCGTTCCTCGCTTGGCTCTGTCGATCCGATCCGTTGAACGATCAGTTTAAACTCGGAGCGAACGGGGTGACGCGTTACGGGCTCGGCCAGTATCCAATGAAGAACGCTTTTGTGGCACTCCCACCAATTGAAACCCAGCAGCGGATCGCACGTTTTCTGGATGAGAAGACGGCGCAGATTGACGGGCTGATCGAGAAGAAGCGCGCGCTTCTGGACCATTTGGCCGAAAAGCGTCAGGCCGTCATCACTCGCGCGGTTACCAAGGGGCTCGATCCCGCCGCCCCGATGAAGCCCTCCGGCATCGACTGGCTCGGCGATATCCCGGCGCATTGGGAGGTTCAACGGCTTCGCTTCTCAGTTGAGAAGATCGAACAGGGATGGTCCCCACAGTGCGATAACCGTCCGGCGGAACCTGGGGAGTGGGGTGTGCTAAAAGTGGGCTGCGTAAACGGCGAGTTATACGACGAAGCAGAAAACAAGGCCCTCCCGCCCGAGCTCGATCCGGTTGAGCGCTACGAGGTGATGGTAGGCGATATTCTCATCAGCCGAGCGAACACAAAAGAACTATTGGGTAGCGCGGCTCTGGTGGAGAGCACCCAAGGGAAAATTATCTTTAGCGATAAACTGTATCGCATCACCCTCCGCGATAGTCTTGATCCACGATACATGGTCGGTGTCCTTAGGTCACCTCTCTCGCGATTTCAGTACGAGCAGGATGCCACCGGTACCAGTGGATCCATGCAGAACATCGGCCAGGACACGATCAAGAACCTGGTCCACCCGCTTCCGCCCTATTCTGAGCAGATTCAGATCGGTGAAAGACTGTCTGCCATACGCGCCGAAGAAACGGCGCTCGGAAGTCAAATATCGTTGTCGCTTTCTCGAATGTACGAATACCGCGCAGCGCTAATCACCGCCGCCGTCACCGGAAGGCTAGCGGAACTATAATGACGTTGGCGGCCGGCACATATTTTGAGCATTTAAAGGCGTATGTGAACAGCGACTACGTCATGCATGACGGCACTGGCGGAAAGGTCGTGCTGACGGAAAAATACTTTCGCCCGGAAGATGTAAAGCCACAGGAGCGGAAGGTCGAGCTTCTGCTGCCAGGGCCCGGGATGGCCTTCAAGCTCGACCATGATGATTTCGACACGGCGAAGAAGAAGAGCAAACCGGCGCTGTTCCACTTCCTCGACGACACGGCAAAGCCGTGGTCCAGACGATGTGATTTCGTGATCTTCTACGTCAACGGCCGCTCCTTCCATGCCGACTGCATCGAGTTCAAGTCGAAGAGCCTGACGGCCGAAAAGATCGTCCCGCAACTCAGGGCCGGGATGTGCTGGGTTACCAGCCTGAAACGCACGATTGACCACTACACCGGCGACAACCGCAGGATCCGGCTGCGCAAGTTCGTCTTCGCCGAGAACGAGAACCCCGGCGCATATCTCGACCCCAATCGGCAGCTAAATGCCGATCCCTCCATTCGATATTATCACTTTGACGAGGTGAATGGTCAGCCCTTGGCCGACCTGCAGAACACTTCGGTGCAGGAGATTTGAGCCATGTCCGGCCACACCGAGCGAGATTTTGAAACCGCGATCGAGGCCGGACTGACCGGAGGCGGCGGCTACGCCACGCGCCAGCCAGTTTCCTATGACGAGGCGCTGGCGCTCTTTCCCGAGGACGTGACCGGATTTCTCAAGGACAGCCAGCCGACACGCTGGGGCCAGCTCGAGGCGCTGCTCGGCGAGAAGACCGAAGCGACGGTGCTCGACAGCCTGGCCAAGGAACTGGAGATCAAGGGCGCGCTCCATGTCCTGCGCCACGGGTTCAAGTGCTATGGCAAGACCTTCCGCATGGCGTTCTTCCGCCCGAACTCGGGCATGAACCCGGAGGCTGTCGCGCTGTATTCTACGAACCGGCTGGCCATCACCCGGCAGGTTGCCTTCGCCTCGGTCCTGAAGCGTGCGGACGGCAAGAACCGGCGCTGCATTATCGACGTGACGCTCAGCCTGAACGGCCTCCCGGTGGCCACGGCGGAACTCAAGAACCCGCTGACCGGCCAGCGAGCGGCCGACGCGATCAGCCAATACGCGGAGGAGCGTGACGAACGCGATCTGCTGTTCGCCTTCAAGAAGCGCGCGCTCGTGCATTTCGCGGTGGATCCGGACGAGGTGTGGATGACCACGCGGCTGAAGGGGCGCGAGACGGTCTTCCTGCCCTTCAACCGTGGCCACGACCACGGAGCCGGCAATCCGCCCGTGGCAGGAAACTGGAAGACGCATTTTCTGTGGGACGAGGTGCTGCAGGCCGACAGCCTGATGGATATCCTCCAGCGCTTCATGCACCTGGAGGTCAAGGAAAGGCAGGTCAAGACCGACAAGGGCGTCCGCACCATCCGCAAGGAAACGATGATCTTTCCGCGCTACCACCAGCTCGACGCTGTGCGAAAGCTCATCGCGCATGCCGGCGCGCATGGGTCCGGCAGGAACTATCTGATCCAGCACTCGGCGGGGTCGGGAAAGTCGAACTCGATTGCGTGGCTGGCTCACCGGTTGGCGAGTCTGCACGACGCCAACGACGAGAAGGTGTTTCACTCGGTCGTCGTCGTCACAGACCGGCGCGTGCTCGATCAGCAGTTGCAGAACACGATCTACCAGTTCGAGCACAAGACGGGCGTGGTCGAAAAGATCGAGGAGAACACTCAGCAGCTGGCCCGGGCACTGTCGGCCGGGACACCAATCGTCATCACGACGATCCAGAAGTTCCCCTTCATCTCGCATGCGCTCTCCACACTGGAGAGCAAGGGGACTGGCGTGAAGATCGACACGGCTGGCAAGCGGTTCGCGGTGATCGTGGACGAGGCGCACTCCTCGCAGAGCGGCGAAACGGCCATGGCGCTGAAGGGCATGCTCAACAAGGACGGGATCGAAGCTGCGATCGCTGCGCAGCTGTCCGAGGAGGAAGATGACGATCTATCCGAGGACGCCAAGGCAGCTATGCTTCGCGACTCGCTGAAGCGGGCACGCCAGCCGAACCTCAGCTTCTTCGCCTTCACCGCAACGCCAAAGTTCAAGACCAAGACGCTGTTCGACGAACCGGGAGCGACGGGCTCGTCGCCGTTCCACGAATACACGATGAGGCAAGCCATCGAAGAAGGCTTCATCATGGACGTGTTGCAGAACTACACGACCTACAAGCGCTTCTTTGGTCTAATCAAACAGGTCGAGAACGATCCTGATGTGCCGCGGAAGAAAGCAGCGAAGGCGCTGACGCGGTATCTGGAGTTGCACCCGGTCAACATCGAGCAGGTCGTCTCCGTCATCGTGGAGCATTTCCGTCTCTACGTCATGCACGAACTCGGCGGTCGCGCGAAAGCCATGGTCGTGACAGGCTCGCGCCTTGCCGCAATGAAATACAAGCTGGCCTTCGACCGCTATATCAAGGCGCACGGTTACGATGGTATCCGCTCGCTCGTCGCCTTTTCCGGCACCGTGGAAGATCCGGAGGATCCGGGATCGGCCTACACCGAGGTGTCAATGAACGATGGCCTCGCAGAAAGCGAGTTGCCCGAGACCTTCGAGCGTGACGACTACCGAGTGCTCTTGGTGGCGGAGAAGTATCAGACCGGATTCGATCAGCCCCTCCTGCAGACAATGTATGTCGTGAAGCGGCTCGCGGGCGTGCAGGCGGTGCAGACCCTCTCGCGCCTGAACCGGATGGCTCCTGGCAAGGCACGCACCTTCGTCCTCGACTTCGCGAACGAAGAAGATGACATCTACAAAGCCTTCAAGCCGTACTACGAAGTAACGCCGATTGGCGAAAACGCCGATCCGCACCGGCTGTCCGAGTTGCAGCACAAGCTCCTGGAATGGGCGATTTTCGCTCCCGACGACGTGAACGCCTTCGCCGAGGTCTGGTACCGACGCAAACGCGAACATTCCGCTACCGATCACCGCCTGATGAACTCGGTACTGGACGCTGTTGTGCAGAGGTTCCTCGATAAGGAAGAGGCCGAGCAGGAGGAGTTTCGCGGCCAACTCACGGCGTACCGGAACCTATACGCCTTCCTCTCGCAGATCATTCCGTATCAGGACAGCGATCTCGAGAAGCTCTATGCGTTCGTTCGCAACCTGATCTCAAAGCTGCCCCCGCCGGGTGATGGCCAAGCGTTCGCCTTGGACGACGAGATTGCGCTGCGCTTCTTCCGGCTTCAGCAAATGACCGAAGGATCAATAGACCTGTCCGACGGCGAGGCCGACCCGCTGAAGGGTCCAACGGACGTAGGCACGGCCCGCTCCCCCGACGAAGAAGTAGCTCTCTCTAGCTTGATCGAAAAGCTCAACGAGCGCTTCGGTACCGACTTCACCGAGGCTGATCAGCTCTTCTTCGACCAGATACGTGTGAGCGCTGAACAGGACGAGAAGATCATTGAAGCTGCGCGTGCGAACAACTTGGCCAATTTCTCTTCATATCTGGAACGGATGCTCGACGAGTTGTTTATCGACCGTATGGAGGGCAACGAGGAGATTTTCTCTCGTGTGATGACGGACAAGCAGTTCCGCGCCGCGGCGCACGAGCACCTCGCGAGCGAAATCTTCCGCCGGGTCCAGAAGGCAGATCCGGTTGATTGA